TATACACTGAACCAATGTTTTTATGCAAAGGCATATGAATTTTTAGATATTCGTTAACATTGCCTATTGTGTAGAAATCTGTCCCATGAACAGTTCTTGCTTGAATTAATGGTTTATCTCCTTTTTGTAGCATATTGAAAATAAATTCAAATGTATCTTTTTTTGTAATACCATCAATGGTGATAGGATTTTTTATATTTGGTAATCTTTTTTCTATAATTGTGCGTAAATCTTCTTTTTCAATGGATCTTTCATATCCGATGCTGTTTATATGCTTTTTCGGCAACAAAGAAATGATCATTAAAACTTCAACAATTATTTTAGAAACTTTAGTATTATACCCATCATTATAATCCTGTTTGACATTATTCAATGACATTAAAGCAAACACTATATCAATAGTTTTCCCACTATTCCAAGTTCCAAAACCATCACGGGGCTTTATACGCTTATTTTTGATATGTTCATCAACCATATGCGTATTTGTGCCTTTGGCTTTTTTACTTTTCTTATATGTTTTATAATCTTGTGTCATTGATTTTTATCCGTTCAATTTAGTATTTTAATCTTATTTACTTTTAATATAAACCATTTTCTTTTATATGTCAAGTATTTTATAAAATCTATTTAATTTTTTCTACTATTCACAGTATAGTACACTTTAAATTATATGTCAAGAACTATTTATTTTTGAGTAAATAATAATAAAAGGGAGTATAAAATTATGAGCATTTTCACAAATAGGTTTAGATGTTTATTTCTTAATGATGATTATAGAGTTCTTGATAAATCTGTCATAGGCATCTCTATACCATCAATAACAACAGGAATTATAACACAACAGACGCCGCTAAAAGAAATATATTTGCCTGGAAATTCATTGGAAATTTCAGATGTTTCAATAAATTTTCAATTGGATGAAGATTATGAAAATTGGAAAAAAGTTATGGATTGGATATTTTCCAATAAAAATTTTTATCAAAATAAACAAGATTTGATTTTATCCGATTTATCAATTCAACTTGGTAATAAGAAAAAAAACATGATTTATAGTGTTCAATTACATGATATTTTCCCATATGATATGACGTCAATTGAATATACATCAAAAACAGACGATATTGAACCATTAGAATTTCAATGTATGTTTAAAGTGAATAATTTGGAGTTTTCGTAATGTATTATTTAGAATATGATATTGAAGATTTTCTTTCAGAATACCATGTTGAATATGTGGATGTAAATGACGATATTGAATATTTAAAAGATATTGAATTTTTTGAAAAAAATATAATTCTTGATTCTGGATGTTTTCAGAAAAAGAAATTGACAAAATAGGATTTTTATTATATTATGATATTTTTAACCAATGGGGATAATTCATGTTTGATATCATAAAAATCGAAAAAATGATTGCTGATGATTTCCATGTTACAAGAGAGAATTTGCAGTCAAAAGTCTATACATTACCGAATTTGCATTCCAAATATCTTAAATTTTTTTATAAAATATCTGAAATTTTGATAAAGTTGGAATCCAAGAAGGATTTGTTATATATAACAAAAAGAAATTATTTTTTAAATGATCATCCAGAAACAATAAAACCGACACATGTTGATTTCTATATCAATGGTGATGAAGTTTTTGCGGCATTGAAACTTAAATGTGCTAAAAGAAAACTGGAATTGAAAGTTATTGAAGAGGCTTTAAAAAGATGTTCCACCATTTCTTTTTTCTGCAAAAACATTATTGAATATGAAAATTTTTTAGTAGGGAATTAACATGGTAAAAATAGTAAAAATAAACGAGTCGTATATCAGAATTTTTTGTGAGTTTGATTTATCAAAAGAATTATATAATTATTTTGCATTTTATACCAAGAATTATAGATGGAGTCCTAAATATAAAGCTGGTGTTTGGGATGGTAAAATCAGATTATTCCAATATAAAAATGGATTATTGCCAATAGGTTTATATGATGATCTTGTAAATTTCTTGGTAAGAAAAGGTATAAAATTTAAAAATGAAGTTGAACAGACTTCTGGACTAAATTTTTCAGAGAATTTTATCAAAAAATTTGTAAAGGAAATTTTAAAATGTGATCTTGTTCCGAGAGATTATCAGATAAAAGCAGTCCAGGAAGTTCTTAAAAAACAAAAAACAATAATACTTAGTGCTACCGGTAGTGGAAAAAGTTTTATAATTTTTATCTATATCAATTTATTGAAATATGTATATGATGATTGCAAATTTCTTTTAGTCGTTCCAACAACAAGTCTGGTTGAACAAATGACTGATGATTTTGTTGAGTATGGAAAGAACTTTTGTGATTATAATGATCATATCCATAAAATTTATTCTGGTAAATCAAAAAATACTGATAAAAATATCACAATAACCACATGGCAAAGTTTACAACACATCAAACAGAAAAAATGGTTTGATCAATTTGGTTGCGTGACGATAGACGAAACTCATGGAGCAACAGCAAAACAGTTAACAAACATTATCCATAAATGTGAAAGCGCAATTTTTAAAATTGGAACTACTGGATCCTTGACCGATAATGAAACTGATAAAATGCAATTGAAAAGTCTTTTTGCAAATATATTTTCTGCATCAACATCAAAGAATCTTCAAAAAAGAAAGATTTTAAGTCAACTAAAAATTAGAAATTGTGTTATTGATTATCCACAGAAAATAAGAAATTTGTGTAAGAAATTCGATTACAATACTGAATTGGATTTTTTAAGGAAATTAAAAGAAAGAAAAAATTTCATTTGTAGAATGGTAAATAGATTGAAGGGTAATACATTAGTTCTTTTTAAAAATATAGAATATGGAAAAGAACTTTTTGAAAAAATAAAAGAAAAAAATCCAAATACATATTTTATTTATGGTGGAATAAAAACCAAAGAACGAGAGATAGTGCGATCAATCGCTGATGGTACTGCAATAAAATTTGAATTTGGTAAATTTGATGTTATTATCAATCAAAATGTTAAGGTTGTTTTGATGGATGGATCAATCAAAAAAGCAAAAAATATTACCATTAATGATGATATAGACGAAAAGTGGATAAAAAAATATAGGATTAAGAAACAGGAAAATATAATATGAAACCGAAAAAAATATCATATGTAGGAGACAAAGGCGAGACTACAACTATTGTAGCATCCTATGGTGTTTTTTCAACAGGAATTAATATAAAGAATCTTCCTAATCTTATATTTGCAGAATCAATGAAAAGCTCAATAAAAGTTGTACAGAGTATTGGCAGAATTTTAAGATTACATAAAAGCAAGAAATGTGCCATTTTATATGATATTTGCGATGATCTATCATATAAAAAACATAAAAATTATTTATTGAAACATTTCTTTGCAAGAATTAAAATCTATGACGAACAAGGTTTTAATTACTCAACTAAAAAGGTAAAATTATGAAAATATGGACAAGTATACTTAAAGAGAATAAACTACTCGAAAAACGATATTTTGGTGAATCTGCTGTTGGGGTTGTTATAAAAGCAAAGGATACAAATAAAATATTGGTATTACACAGAAGTAAAAAAGTAATGGGTGGTGTGCAACATTCCATAACTGCATCCGGTAAAATAGATGGTGATGAAAGTCCAGTAGAGGCGGCTAAAAGAGAAATTCAAGAAGAGTTAAAATATACTGGAAAATTTTTAACATTTGAACAAATAGAAATTTTCAAAGATAAGAATGATTATGTTGATAAAGAAGGTCGGGAATACGAATTTTTCAGAGCTTTTGAAGGTGTGATTAATAATCTGGAACGCCGATTTAAAGAAACTCAATCCGAATATATGCGGACCAGGATTATGGGATATATGAATGATCATCCCTGCCCTTCCTGCAATGGTGCCAGACTTCGGCCAGAAGCCCTGGCTGTGACAATTGATGATTTTAATATCGTTGAAATCTCTTCCTGGCCTATTCAAAAAGTGCTTACCTGGGTCAATCGCTTGAAAAGTAAGGGTGCACCCTTAAGCGAACGTCAGCAGCTTATTGCGGACCGGGTGTTAAAAGAGCTTAC